ATATAAAAATATATTGGGAGAAGCTGTTATCGTTCCAGCTGTATTTCTTATATAAGCTTGTCTTTGAACATAATACTGTGAGGGAGTCCCTTTAGATAATTTATTAGGTAAAGCTGAATACGTTGATCTACCTATTTTATCTATAGCTGTGTCTACGGGAGCTGTTGCTGTTGTATTATTTCTCACATAAGCTTCTAATACATCACTTATGTCGGTAGGAAAATTAGTATTATCATTGGCATAATTATATTCTGCTTGGCCCTCAACTAAAGGAACACTAGCTAATTTAATTTTCCAAAGATGAATTCCTCTATTGCCCCATTCAGACAATAAAATATTTAGTGAACGCCTTGCACTTCTTAATTGATAACCTGTTCGAGTGCCGCGTACATTTGTTCTTTCATACGCTTCTTCAATTATCTCATCAATCGAAGGGTTAAAGGCTGTAGTTCCCGAAGTAGCCATTTATCCTCCTTATGCGCCAGTAATTGTTACGGTTACGCTTCCGCCTGCTCCAGCCAAATTGTAAACAATTCCATTTTTAAATAAAATACCAGAACCAGGAACGTAAAGTTGTATTCCCTCAGTATTATAATTATAGGTAGCTTTTGCAGTACCAGGTGATGATGCATCCGCAGAATCATACAATATAATTGTAGCTCCTGCTATACCTTCACCTTGAATAGATGTAACTCTACATCTACCTGTGCGTGCAAGAGTATCTGCTCCTACAGTTACCATGTTGATGGTCGTTTGGTCACTTGTAAATGATCCGCCGCCTGCCATAATTTATCTCCTTATTAATTGTTTGTGAGCTCCCGAAAGAGCTCACTAATTATTTATTACGCAAGATTATTATTCTGTATATATTCTACAGTTATAATCCCACGGCCAGACGTACCAACTCCAGATGAAATTACATAAAGTGTAACATCAGAAGTTCCAACATCAGTCCAAGCATCCATATCTGTAATTGTACCACTCGTTCCAAGTTTTATTACATCTGCTGCTGTTCCAACAGCTAAAGCAGAAAACAATTCAGTTGAAGTTGAACTTGTTCCCATACTCATATTAGCTGCAGCTGGTGCAGTAGTAATATACAAAGTGATAGATGTGATTTGACTATTGGCAGGAATAATCATTCCTGTACTTGCAGCTGTTGCTGCTGTCTGAGTCCAAGCTGCCGATTGTGCCATTGTGACAAAACCTGCATTTGCGCTTGCACCTTCTCTTACTGATCCGGCTTTAATTGGTCCGGAAAATGTAGTTGTGCCCATATTATCCTCCTAGTTTATAAGATCTAGCCTCTAGGCCGTCGACTATACTCGTCTAGATCTATTAATAAAATGTATAGTACTTAAAATATATATGAAATTTGCGTAGAGCGCAAGGTATCCCTGGGTAAATGTATGATTTTTGATAACGCTTAAGTGGCTATCGAAACTTCAGGCTTGGCGTCTGTAATTTTAGTTTGAAGTGTTTGTTCTTCAAATTCTTTGGCAATGATCTCTTTAATAATTTCTTGAATTTTTTTATTAATTTCAATCATCCTGATATTATGCTTCCCTTCTTTCAGGTGCTCCTGTTGCCACTCTAGTTCCAAGTACTTCTTCGTATTGTATAGGTCTTGGGTCATCATTAACCTCCTCGTAGGTAATGCGCTTAACTCGGGGATCTAAAGTCTTCTCTCCGAGATAGTCCCATTTTACACGCTTTTCTCCCAGCTTGTCAAGGACTGATTTTTCAATGGATTCAGCACTATCTTCAGCTAAAACTTCAAATTTAGCGTGATAATTAAAAGCCCATATTTGTACGAGGAATTTCTTCATTATTACACCTTGCATAAAAAAAGGGGCGGAATTGTGTTCCGCCCCTAATTAATTATTTATTATATGTCTGATCCGAAGGCACCTCTAGGGTCAGAGAATCCGAAAACGTATCTCTCTCTAGCTTTGTACCTTACATTACCAGTATCGAAATCACCTTCCATTGAAGTTTTCAATGGAGCTCTAGTGAAATGTTTCAATCCGTTAGGAACATCAGTTTTAATGAACCATTTCGCTGTGTCAGTTAAGTAGTGATTAACTACATAACCTTCAGGAATCGCACCCATATTATTGATTGCGTTGATGTCATTATCTGCTGTTCCAGTTCTACCTTTAGACTTCATCAGTCTTTCAGCAGTAAATTGTAGCGCAGAAGGAATTACTAATTTCATTCCTCTAGCTGCAATTTTAAGACCTCTTTCATCAGTGAACGCAGCAATGTCAATCAATGCCTGTTCTAAAGATGTTTCATTTAAATCAGCTGCCGTAGCTAATTCATTTGAAAAAGTCCCTGCTAAAGTTGGGTGGTCAGTAGCGAAAAGCTCCTTACCATCCCCACCTGCGTAGCTGGAATTGAACCCGTTATTTAAAATAGCCGCACCTTTGACTTGTTTTGTATTAGCCATAGATCTTGCTAAAGCTTTTGTGTATCTGCTTGCAAGTCTATCATACAAATTGTCCTCGATCGCTTCTTCAGTGATCGCGAACGCAAGTGCGATTGTTTCGTTAGTATAACGAGCTGTGAAAGTTTCTTGCGCACTGTCGAAAGTTACGCCTTGACCTTCAGGTTTAACAGCTGCATTTGCGAAACCTGCTAACATTACTTCTTCTTCAAAAGCTCTGTCAGAGTTTTCTGTGTCAAATATTTCAGCTGCTTCGTTTACATATTGTTTATATTCAAGTCCGAATAGTGCATTCAGACCTGGTTCTAGTTCTTTAACTAGTTGTGCTCTTGATATAGCCATAGTCTATTATCCTATCCTTCCTTAATTAAACAAGTTTGAGCTTGCAGCAATAGTTACAATACAGTTTGAGTTAGTCAATGAAATGTCATTGTTTCTTGGATCGCCAGAGACTCTTACTAATTTAAACATCTTAGTAGTCGCTGCTCCGCCGCCAATATCCAATTTATCTGTTGATTGACCATTAACTGCATCACTTGCTGTGAAGCTGTTTACGTTATAGCCAGCATCGCCGAACATAGATTGAGTAACGACTGCATCACATTTAACCACATATTCTTGTGTTGGATTATCGATTACAAAACCTAAGCCGTCAGTGCTGCCTGTGTTATAGTCAGTGCCAAATGTAGTGCTCGCTGCTACTGTGTTAGCGAAAACTGGTTTGCTTGTAGTGTTATCTATATAGAAAGCACCATTAAACACGCCAATTAAAGGGGCATGTCCGCTATTATCGAACAACGCTCCTCCTGCTCCGCCATCATCAGTTACAGCAAAACTTGCATCTTGTATATAACCTTGATCTCCACCCGCGTCTTGAATGGAAACTGGATTATTTTGAAAGATACCTACACCTAATCCTGATTTGATTTTGTATTGTGATTGTCCTTGAGTCGCTGGAGTATTTCCAACTGTCATGGATGATCGACAACCAAAACCTGCCGTTTGGTTAGCCATAGTTTTTTTTCTCCTTGTTAACTATAAAATTTCGTTGGTTAAGAATTACTAAACAATTTAGTTTTTCTTTGTACCACCGAAGGTTACACGAGTCTGCCTTTCTTGTGAGATTGGCATACTAGGGTGCTGTTCCTTAAGAATATCGTGTTTGATAGCTTCTTCTTTAGCTTCATTTTGCTTGTCAAAATAATCTTGACGAGCCTTGGCGATTTCCTCTGGTATCCTAGCCAGCACTAGGCCTCCTACTCCGATCATTCCTGCGTATTTGCCTTCCTTCATAACTGGATAATCTTCATCTGGATATTCATCACCTCTTACGAGTTCGTATCCTGATCTAATCATAGCTGCCATATTCTTTGAATCATCAAAGCCCATGACTTCTGATCTTATCCATCTATGTCGATAACCAGCCGGCGCATTCGGTGCATCGAGAGATGAGGGTGGAGCCCATACTACTTTTTTAGCTGTTTTAGCTTTAGTTTGGCTCGCACGTGAAGTTTTTTTATCGTCTGTTTCCATATGCTTATACTCCTTCCGTGATTTTTAGTTGTTTTGCATAATCTTCAAGTGGCACACCTAATCTTTTAGCAATTGCTACCTGTGAGGGTGTGAGTTTGACAGTTTTTCTGCGTCCTGTTAAAGCTGAACGTTTCGCTGAGGCTACATTCTGAGAAGGTTTTTCTCTTTCTGTAGAAGTTTCATCCATCTTACCAAATTTATGAGGGAATTCAAGTCTTATTCTTTTATCCACTTCATTATAATATTCAGTTGATTTAGGATCAAAACCTTCTTCTTCTACAAGCTTTTTGTGTATATCAAAAGCCGTATAAGTCATCGCAGAATTGTTACCAAACCAAGTATTTCGGGTTGCCCAGTCTTCTGCCATAGGATCCGGAGCTACATGTGGCCTATATTGTTGAGGCGTAATGTTAACATCCTTCTCTTTCGGTTTTGAAGTTTCAGCTGCTTTTAAAGCATTCAGTCTTGCTGCATCCATTGTTAAAGTTGCAATTTGCTCTTGTGCTGTAACTTGTCCTTCAACGTTTTGAGATTCAATAGCAGTTTTTAAAGCCTGTTTAGCGGCTTTCATATTCGTCTTAACTCTGCTTTCAAATTCAGAAACGTAAGATTTATCCAATCTAGAAAATTTATTTTCTAGATCTTCTTTATCTTTTTTTACTGATTGAG